TTATAGCCATGCGCTAAATGAACTACTTGAAATTCCACTATATCCTGATGTGGATGAGCGGGTTAAATATGATGTTCCAGTAGTTATTGTTTCATGAATGGGTGTTACTGTGATACCACTCTGCGTCCAATATTTTGGCTCACTATACTCATATTGTCGAGAACCATACCAATAAGTAGTAACACCACTTGTAAACGCATTAGGATCAGTAGATAAGGAATGCATATTAACATAAGTGCTACTTGTTTTATAGGTATCTATAGTCACTTGACCAGTATTATGACTCGTTAAACTCCATTCAGTATAATTATTCTTTGATACAGATACTGTAGTTTCATCAAAATAATAACTAGCATGAGCATTATTTCCAGAAGAAATACGTGCCGAGGTTGCATTTACAATATACTGACGAGTGCTACTATGTTGAGTAGAATTAAGTTCTGCTCCATAAGAGTGATACCAACTTATATTGGTTTTGGTGGCAATATCTTTAGTTAAATAGCTAGTCTCACTTGTGCTTTCACAAGTAAGATCGGTTATATTACTCATTCCCGTACTTTCTGTGGACGAGGAGTAGTAAGTAGTGCTTTGGCTTGTATATTCCATTGCACGATATGTTTTAGTTCCTATCTTAGCCTTTAACTGTAAACCCTGTGATGTATTAGTGGTCAGCGGCAATACACTACTACCATTTATTTTGATATAAGGTTTTGCATAATCGCTTGTGAGTGTGTATTGCTTCGTACTCGAATTATCTTTAATTTTCAAATACATGCGCATCACTCTCCTCTCTTATGCCGTTTCATCCATGCCTGTACTTGTGGTGAATGGATTTCATGACCCGCACCATCAAATTCAAGTGTTTTACAGTATGCCCTCATATCTGCATATTCTAAACTCAAAATATCTTTTTCATTCCACCAGAATCCTTTATTAATAAAATCATAAAATGTACCCATCCATGATTCACAGAATTGGATATCGCTATGATGTTTGACCTGATATAGCATATCTTCTACATCGCTATAAACAACCTCATCCCAAAAGACATCTTTGAGTTTTTTCTTTAAGGCCAACACATTAACTCGTAGAGTCTCCCAATCTTCCTCCAATGGTTCATAGTCAGTAGAAGCAACTTCTCTTATGAAATGAAGTAAGTTATACCACGCGTAGATCGTCATATTTAAAACTTCATGCTTCATAGCTTCGTCTTCTGTTTCTTCTATACCATGCTTTTTGTTGTAGGCCATGAAGTAATCTATGATTGAATTGCTGCTTGCCATTGTCCAACCTGACAGATGACACCCATAATGGGGATCCTGCCTACTTAATGAATTATCGTTTGGAAACCAATACGCGGTACATTGACAATCAAGATTTTCGTTATATGGAACTTTTACACCATTCCACATTGCATCATGCCTTAACGCATAATCGAATTTCCTGATAAACGGATAGTCCTCGCCTTGCCGACTACTCTTGCCTGTAGGAAAGTGAATATCATTCTCAATAATGAACTGACGATTATAGCATCTGCTCTGAACCCATATAGATTCACCGACTATATTGTGTTCGTATCCATGTTCTCCAAATGAATATAAATAACCATGAACGCAAGCTAACTCTCCCTCTTCCCTTCGTTCGCCTTTTTCGTCTACATCATAATAACTATCGATAATGTGCCTGTATCTATCACAGCAGTTAGGTGCAAGCATATCATCACAATCAATCAGGCAGAACCAATCATATTTACCAGCCATATAACCGATTTCTCTGGATTCACCTTGATACTTATGATCGTCATTTTTTATCAGCTTTATGCTAAAATGCTCTACATCATAAAACTGTTTAAATTCATCTGATAAGTAATAATCATACGGGCTTGAATTATCTGCTCCCCGTCCTTCGATATAATCATCAACAAGCACAAGTTCTACATGAAGCGGATTATCCTTGCCAAGATACTGATGCAGTACAGAAAACACCATTCTATCGGTTACATGTCTTTCTCCCCACATAGGAGAAACAATGGTAATACCTTTAATCATGTTTCTATCCATATATTCATATTTGATGTATCAACAGGGTCAACAGGTATCGAAATTGGTGCATTTTCCCAAACCGAACCATTATGTTTTAGTATTTGCCCGGATGCAGGAGAAGTGATAGATGTATCAGTTAAACCCGCTAAAGTTTGAATGGGTGTGCTGTTTGTCCACTCATTATTTATAGCGTCATACGTCAAACCCTGTCCGTCTTGTGGATCAAATATAGATACATCCGACAGACCGCCTAACTGTTGACTTGCTATCGCCTGTGCGTTATCGCTATAATACTTCGCATTATTGTGATAATATGGAGAAGTAGGGTCTGTTACTGGTACTCCCCCTTGAGTTCCAGCGGCATATCCCTCTGCGACCAGCTTATTTGTGTTACTGGAAGTGGCAGCCGCTTCAGCACTATTCTTCGCAGCAATACAATCGGCTAAGAAATTAGGTTGCAATTTTTGAGCGGTAATCGATCCATCAACAACATAGGCTTTAACTGTACCATTACTCTCAAGAACCCATGCAATCGTATCCGTATTTACAAACTCAAATTGGGTAATCAGAGCTGATAAATCAACATACTTTACTGACCCATCGGCCATAGTAATAATGAGATGTTCATAATGGACAGATGTAGGATCATCGTCATAATCGAAATTAACTGATAACTTGGATAATCCAGTATCAATAGTTGTAGATGATCCATTTTTTAAAGTAATTGTTAAAATACCTGTACTGGTATTGTATGTAATGCTTGCTACACAAGTAAGTAAATCACTCTCTTCTGCCTTGGAAGTATTAAGATATACGACCCTGTCATCAATCGTATCGACGCACCCGTCTAAATAATTCATATTGGTTTCATTTAAGGCCGGAACAGAATCATTGACGAAATTGATATTAGTGTGGCACTTATTCATCGTGCTCATAGTGCTTTTCCTCCTTCCCCTTCTCAAATTCTTTGAGGATTTCAAGTACCTTGGCTTTTACATCTACCCAATGAGTAAGAGCATACCCATGAATGTTTCCAAGCCTATCTGTATAGTATTCAGTCACCGGAATACCATCAATCCTTTGAATTAGCTCCTCGATTGTCATTAACTTTCACCTGATCTCCAATTTTCTGCAATTCTTTTTGGTAAGTCTCATCTACTAAATAGGCAAATCTTTTTACAACGATATACCTTTTTGCTTCAAAGGGAAGAGTAGATTCATTAAATACCTTCAATAATGCAGCTTCAAATTCATCCATATAAAACCTCCTTTATTATGGCTGAGCTAATACTGTATATGACTGGCCATCAACTGTAATAGTAGTCCATTCACAAAGACTGCCTAAAACTCTTAATGTAGCTCCAGAATTACCAATCGTGACTGCTGAGCTTTGATACCCAACATGAACCCATCCATTATATCCGGGAGCGTTAAGCGCAAGTCCTCTACCATACTCAACTTCAATACCAGTAACTTGACTGCTTTGAAGATAGCTTGTAGGGTCTACATAATGCCCCCCTACATAAAGACTAGCAATATCAGCCGTACCCGAAATATTTAATAACCCCGCCGACAAGGCATGAGTAACAACAGACACACCATCAATATTAGTCGCAGGATTTGAATGTTCAAAGTCTTGAACAACAATAAGACCATTTTGAATTGTAACCATTTTACCCTGAGGACCAAGATTATTAACCTGTTCGAATCTACCATCATAGATAGTACACCAACCACCAGTACCTGAAATTTCTAGGCTAGTGGCATCAAGATGAAAATTAGAAGAATCAACTGTAAAAAGTCCAGAGGTATTTATTCTGATTGAATCAGGCTGAATTGTAATACCACTACCGATTTCCTCGTCTAAATCATCAACAAGATTACGTTTACTAACCTTTAATGCGATTTCCTGAGAAGTAATATTTGCATAAGAACCTGCAACTGTAGAATCCAGCTGATCTTCTACATATACCCTGAGGCCATCAGTATCAACCTTTACTTGAGTAACTTTACCAGCTAATTGTTTGAACTGACTTGAAATGCTGTTAAGGTTAGGATCAAAGGTTTCTGTTCCTTGAGCTGAATAAGTATCCATAAATCCCTGAATACCAGTTAATTCCCGCTCAAGAATATAAGTTACAATTCCTCGATACTGTGTCTTAATTCTAAGACAATCGCCTACTTCATGTAAAGGATTACCGATACATTCAACTGAACAAGGCTTATAGTATCGATTTTTCATGTTACTCAGGGTATTATTTCCAATGGTTCTAAGTTCGGTAGCATTTTTTCCAAAAACTAAAAAGTTTCCAGAAATTATATAAGTATTTCCGTCAACACCAACTGTAGTGCCTACATCTGAATCATCTTGTCGAATAGTAAGCTGGGTAATACTCTCTGACATCCAATCATCAAATTTTACATTGATATATTGACTCTTAGGAAGAATCGTGATGTCGTGATTAATGTCCTGAGGATATAAGTTATTTGAAGGATATAGGGTATCACTTGGAAATAACCCTGCGTCAAGGTCAGGAGATAAAACTACATAGCGGAATTTACCCTCATTTGTAATAGTGCCAAAGCAGCCATTAATTTCACAAATTGCTCTGATTACGTCTGCACCGCTCAGTACCTCAGGCTGAATAGTGCGATTAACCACCATATTATCATTAATCAATGAAATCGGTTCAGCAGTAATTCCAAAATGTGACAAGAATGAAGTTCTAAACTGTAATAAAGTACATGAACTTGAACTATTAGGTAATAAAGTATTATACCAAGCAGCTACATCAGTATTAAGAACATCATAAAGCTTGTCATATCCAGTAATTTCTCTCTTAGTACGGTCTGAATTTAATTCATCTTCCTCAACCTTAAATTCTCCTAATTGAAGGATTTTTGAGGCATCATTATCTGGAATAATATATACCTTTAATTTCTTTCCTTTAAGGCCAGCAATATTTTCATAAATGGTAAACTTTATATAACCACTTTCGCATGATCCATACTTAATCTGGCTAGTGCTACATAAACTTTGGCGCAGTTTGAAAGCTTCGCTTTCCAGAATATCATTTGTGATAGTTACAGTTGCTCCTGTGATACTATAATCAGTTCCCGAAACATTAACTGTTCCATCAGTAAGTAAAATATCATGATGGAGGCTATCTTCCCTAAAGATATCACCATACGCATAATCTATCATAAATTATTCCTCCTTATGCTGATCCTTCACCATATCCAATAAATTCAAAAGTTACTGGTTCGTAATAAACAATATTTTTTTTCTCATCAATATGATTAATTATCATATCAATATCCGGTACATAAAAATATCCAGTATAATAATCATTAAGTTCAGGAACAAATACAGTGGCTCGTACTTTCTTTTCCAGCGCTACTACATATCGACTTCGTATATTTTGCCATAATGAACTTAATTGTGAGCCGGGCAGTATTCTGGTTTCAAACGTCGAATGAGGAACTTGAAGAATAGCTGTTCTTTTTAAAACCCCATTACCATTTCGGAAGGCCTCCTTATCCAAAGTAGATAAAGGAGCCTTATAGGATCGATCCTTCATATAAGTAAGAGGTACAACATAGTCTGTAGCCCCTTTGATCTTAATCAAAAATCCTTCATATCCCATGCCATACCTCCTTTACTTTATTATACTACGATTTATCTAAAAATACTAGACCTTTAAGCAAATGCGCTATTACCAGTTGCCTTATTATATCGATTGGCCTCTTTGCGGACAATCCTGAAGATTCCTTCTGAATCTCCCTCTACTTGGAATGTAATATTGATATTCTGCTCAGCCATAACATTTCTTAATGCCTGTTCAATCGTAGATAATGGAGAAATAACCTCAGTTTCGTGTTTATTATCTCCGACCTTAGCTAAGAACTCAGAAGTATTGGGAGGAATTACAGTACCAGAAGCATATCCTCTTGCTTTGAGTTTTTCATACATATCTCGTATCTGAGCTTCAGTAAGGCCTGCTAAATTACCAGTAAAGTAAATTCCAGTAATATTCTTAATTTGTTCAGATGTAAGAGTTTCTAGGATATCCCTAAGATACTTTTCCATGTCGCTAAGGCTATCGTCCATAGAAACAATAGTATTTCCAGTATTGGTGGTATCAATATCTCTACTATATCCTCCACCCATTCCGTTATAATACTCCAAGGTAGTTCCTTTGTAATTACTAACTGCTCTACTTGCTATACCTTTTGATACTGTTCTTTTAGAAGAACCAGCAGCTCCTCCAGATGCAGATAATAAATTCTCCATAGTGAAGTTTTCTTTGAGCCATTCTTTTGTAGCTGCTAAAAATGCTTCACGTTTTACCTTTTTAAAGAAGTTTACCCACTCATTATAATCGTTTAATAAGTCAACGAATACCTTCATCATATTTTCAAAAGCACCGGAAGTCTTAACTTTATCCCAGACGGTTTGTAATCCTTTGCGCAATTCTTGGGATATGCGCAAAGCATGTTTTCCAAGAGATGCCCAGTCAATATCTGATAAAAACTTAACTATTCTCTTTCCAAGATTCTCCCAGTTAATTTTATCTACTACTTTTTGGAGTTGAGTAAGAAGATTTAATGCCATACAATTAATAGTTGAGGCCGCTAATTCAAAATCAAAAGTACGGAAGAAAGTGTCAAGAGCACTTAATATAGAATCACCCCATTGATCCCAATCAGCTTTATCCGCCCATGTATGCGCAGCTTCCAATACCGAATTTAGAGTCTGACCAAAAGTTTCTCCAATAAGAGCAAAATTTTCAGGAGTAATAACGGCATTCATAAAATCTGCGATATTTTCGGCCACTAGATTTAAAGTTTCTTTGATTTCAGACCAACTAAAGTTATCCTTATCTAATGCTCCGTTCAAAAAGTCGGAGAACGCATCTCCCAACTTCTTTCCCGGATTATTCTTCAAGAATGTACGCAGGAAAGACATTGCTTTCCGCACTCCTGTCCAAAGGGTTTTGCCAAGGTCCTTCCACCCAATGGTATTAATAGCATCGTTAAAAAAGTCTGCAAAAGATTGTCCCAGAGCTTCAAAATCAAGTCCGTCGGCATCATCAAAAAGCTTATCAAAAAAGGTTCGCAGAGTATTAACTAAATTACCAAACGTAACTCCTAGAGAAGCACCTATATCTGTGCTGGTGATGCTGTTTACTACTCCGGCGATTGCGGTTGCGGTGTCCTCAGCGCCCTTTTGCACTTTATCCCAAGGTAAGTTTGTGAGTAAGTCCGAAAAAGCTTGTACTTTTTCTTGAACGAACTCGAAAACATCGGACATCTTTAATTCAAATGGCTCTAAATCAACTTCCTCTAAATCAAATCCCATTTTTTCAGGACTTGTTTCATCGGATTCCTTACTTGAAATGACATTAAGCTTATCGAAAGCGGCCAACTGATCATTAGTTTCCTTTAAACTTTCAGCGTAATCCTTTTGATATCTGATCGCTTTTTGAAACTTAGTTTGTCCAGTTACTTGAGCTATAAACATTCCTACGGAAGTAACCAACTCCGCCACTCTATCAGCCATGCGAGTTAATAGGGGCTCAACTACTGTCAAAATGGGGGTAAATGCAGTAGTCAACGATGCCTTTAAGTATGTCAATGATGAAGTTAAATTAGACATAGCCACATTTGTATCGTTAAGGCCATTATTCCATTTTGCAATAGTGATAAGATTCTCGGTTACTAAGTTCTTAATTGAGGAAAAGAATTTAATTAAAGTTTTTGACAGCACTATAAGGGACTTGAAAACAGTTCGTTCCACAATCGTCCCTAATTTAAATACCAATTTTACAATGTTCGATAATTGTTTTGGCGTCTTTTTTAACAAATCAAGGACAGTGTTTGCAAGTCGAGATAATACTTCCGTCACTTTATCCATCATTTGTTTTATCTTCACTAATTTAGCTATTAACGTAGCAAGTGCTATAGTTAATGCCAAAATGATAGGATTTTTTAGCATGAAAAGAACCAACTTTTTTACTGCGCCAAATAAAACTTTTACCGCAGCCGTTAACTGATCTTTTGTGAGTGAAGCTAATCTTAATACACCTCTGGATATTGAGGCCACAGCGGTTACAGTAGTTGTCTTAACGCCCGGAATTAATCTTCCTACCCCTCGAATTGCCATATTTAATCCCATAACACTTCGAGTAGCAGTAGAAAATCCAGTTCGTATTTCTTGTGCAGCTAATCTATCATCTCGTTCTTGATCTCTTAATTGACGATTTTCTTCTGCTTGACGAGCCCTATCCGCTGCCGCCTCTATTCTCTCATAGTTAGCTACTTCCCGATCAGTCATCTCACTATGACGAATGATTTGCTGTTTCAGCTTATCACCCACTAAGCTTAATTGTTCTTCGTACTTACGAAATTCCTCAGTTTCTTCTGGTGAAATGAAAGCGTTACCTGATTGTATAAGCTTATCACGTTTGGCCATAAGCTCATCCATCTGAGCGCCAACCATATCTGCTTCTGCCGCCCATTCCTCCATAATTTTGGCATCTTTCCTCTTGGCAGCACCTAGTGTAATTTGTCTTTCAAGTTCTGAATATCTATTGGCCAGCTGGTCCAACTGCTCATCTAATTCCTTGTATTGATCAGTAGGTACAGGCGGCAATTCTCGTAAATCTTGCATTTTCTGACGTAAGGAATCTGCTGTTTCATAAGTCTTCTTCATTTGCAATTCAAGATTTGTCATTGCCGCAGACTCATCACCATGACGTGAATCAAAGATTTTTTCAATCTCTTTTTGAAGCTGGATAGCTTCTTTTTCAGCGTCCTTGGTATCTAATCCCACTGAGAGGTTAATATCAGTATCTGCCATATTTACCCACCTCCCCACAGTTTCTTCACATAATCATCTGCTTCCTTTTGAGCCGCAGACCTCATATCGATATTAAAGTAATTAGGATTTTCCTGAATGAATTTTCGCTCATATTTTTCAAGCTTATCACCATGAGCCTTCTTATATCGCAGCGTTACTATAGTAGAAAAAGTACATTCTCCTATAGCGGCATAGTATCCAAGAAAAGTCCACCAGTGTAAATATTCAAGTGCTCTGACTTCTTGATGTGCTACATTATTAATTGCGGAACAAATAAGGTTTGAATCCTTATTCCAGTCCACAAGATTATATCCGCCTGAATTACTCTTGGATTCTTCATCACCACAATCAAAAAACTTTGTCATTTCCTTAAATAGCTCAGGAATTAATTCTTCATGATCTAATAAATCTTCCAGTGAATTAAAATCCTCGTAGAATATAATCAAAGCACTATATAATTGTTCTCGCTCTGTAAGTTCTGAATCATTGAGAGCATTAAAGCAATCAAGCACCATTCGGAAATCGCCCTTGTTGCGTATCTCGAATGATGCTTGACCGATTTGAACCGAAGTTTGTAAAAAATACATTTATATCACTTTCTCTTTCTGGAAGTGTACTTATCGGTGTGTTTCTGAACTCGATTTTGCAGTTTTTTATACTCAGCGCTTATATTATTTGCATAAAGGTTGACCAGTCCTTCTATGATTCTTTCATATCGGAACTTACCATCTATCGGGTCATACATTGTACCATATCTGGCACAAACCTCAGAAACCGGATAATCGAAAATGAAGTCGATAGATTGGCGCATTTTCTGGTCAATGGATTTAAGCTGAGCATGAAATTCTTCATCATCGCCATCCAATTTAGAAATTGCACTCATATCATCTTCCAACTGCTCTAATCCGGTTCGAAGCCTCTCCATAATTCCAAGATCGGAAAGGTTCAATTCAATGATACAGCTAGAGTCACCATTTATACGGAATCGGGTTCGTGAAGTGCCCTCAATATTAATATCCACAATATTATCCGAATTTGAGTTTACCTTCTTTTTTGTGTCATCTGTAAGACCCATAGAAACCTCCATTAAACATTAGCATCCTGAGTGAATGTAAAGTCATCTGCAATCTTATCAACTGTACCAGTTGTAATCTTATTTGAAAAATGAACTGTGATGGGGAAGTTTACATTTGCATCACCACCAAAAGATTCATAAGTAATGGAGCAATCATCATGACGCTCGCATTCATACGCACCGGCCTGCCCGATAAAAGCGGTAATGATATACATTGTAAAGCCCTGCAGTTCTGAAAGGGCATTTCTGCGTCTGATATCATTCAGATATGCACCAAGTCTAGACCCGCCCAAAATAAGGAAAGGATCAAAGTTCTGCGAAGGCTGGGTCTTGTTAAGATCGGTATAACTGTGACCCAAGATATCTGTTGATTCCTGAAGATCAGGATTGTACTCAATACTAGAATCTTCAGTACGATTACCAAGAAGCTCACGCACTGTCTCAGTTCCTTCGGTAGTTCCATCAAGAGTTTTTTCAGTCCATTCCGCTACTGTAATAAGTAACTTACGTTCAGCTCTCTGACCCGGCCTTAAGTTAATTTGCTTAATAACAGTTTGTGCTGCCATAATTTAACCCTCCTTTAATTTGTCCAAATACTTTTTGTTTTATCCACATAGTCAATACGGATTGTCATACTATATTTTGCAAGTGCAGGAGTAACTCCCGTATCAACTCCATCCAAATTAGGATTATCCGCTGTGGTAGTCATGTTATCAATGAAACATGTATCTCCAAAATCAGGATAATTCTCTAAATCTGCCTGTTCATTTACCCAATCCATGATTCCCTGCACATCGAAAAGTTCTTCAACATTTTCGCTAGAATATCCAGATGCCCTAGGAATAGGCTGATACGCTACGCTTCGGAAATCTATAATAGAAAAGGTAAATCGTTTTGCTATGCTACCATCAATAAAAGTTTTATTTAACAGTTTATCATTGGCCTGCATAATAATTTGTTTATTTTCGTCCTGAGCATTTAAGAAGTTAAAGAACACAGGACTGGCTGCTATTGTGGGACAGTTAAGTAAAAAATCGATTACTGCTTTGTTTTTATCCACTGTATCTGCCAACCTGCATCATCCTCCATGACAAAATGTCCTTTATTTCTTCCAAAAACTCATCACCATGATCTCGCAACATTGCTTTATCCCAAAAAGAAGTAGCTAACGGATGCATTTCAGTACCATGTGTCATATAACGACCAGTAGGCCTCTTGTTAGGAGGGCTCCACCAACTAACTATTTCTCCATCCTCCCAGATAGGAATATTAGGTCCATAAATCTCACCATAATATTGATATCTGGCATAAGGAGTGGTATAAGTTACTCCGTGAGCACTAATATTCGCCATACCAGACGAAGCTAACATTCCAGAACGCATTGGCACATAGGGGTCACATCTTCTTGCTAAAGCATTATGAATCGCCAACATTGTAGTAGGATTGTTTATCTGCTCCAGCTTATCTCTCAACGCATCTCCCATGCTAAGATTAATAGTTACTTGTGCCACATTATCACTTCCCTGTCATAAAGTAATGCTCCAAGCATCTTCCTGCTCCTGTATTATTTGACCATTCAGTAATTTCCATACAGGCTTGATATTCTCGATACTGTCCAAGTAAATCGGAAGACCTATATCCTTTAGTGTATTCATCTATAACAAAATCACATTCGCCCTTAACAATTATATCTCCTTGAGATAGAGTAAAGTAATTACCCATCTGATCATTTGGCAATTTAATCCATTCTTGCTTTTCCATGAATTTATCATCCTTAGGAATTCGGCATATTATGGATTTAGAATTGAGAATTGTTTTTCCAACAGTTAATTCAGTTCCCGATAATTGCCAAAAACAATCATGAATTACTTGTTTAAACCATCGGATTACATCTGTCTGGGTATCGGTAAATTTATTATATACTGTTATAGTATGTTCCCACCATTCGGGATAACCTAATTTACTCATTTGGATATACCCCTCTATACAATAATACCTGTCCTGCCTCGTTCATAACCCCCTGTAGATATTTATGAATGGCATCAACACTATCTTTATCAATATCTTCAATAAGGTCCTTGGCATTCAGGGTATTATAACTAACTGAAACTCCGTCATTTGATTGAGACGCTATTGCTCCAGACACAGTGGCTATAGATGAATCTCCACTAGCAGCAATAGTCTTATTTTTAAAAGCGGCCATACTAATTAGATATTTCATAAGGCGCTTCAATTCAGTAGGAAAAGTAGTGTCTTTTTTCAATCTGTTAAAAGTATGCCAGTTAACCAGAGCTTCCGCTTGAAACTCCAAATCATCAAAGGTGGCTTGATCTAACGTACCGCCCATTTGTTGATATTCAGCATAAGTTAAATACATTGATTTCACCACCTTAAATAATTTGGATTGGGAATATAGGGAGTACCATTAGGCTAGTTACGGCTTTTTCTTAGTAACGCGCTTACTTGCTGTAGTGGAAGCATCGGCAAGCTGGCGTTCTAATTCAGCATTGATTTTCTTTAATTCCCGAATCTCAGCTACATGCTTATCATAAGCGGCTTTCAAAAGGTTAATATCATTAGGAATACTTTCTTTTAAAACATTTCTCATATTATCAACCACATCATAGCCTTTTGCCATATATCGATCCACTGCGCTTGAGGGAATAGTTAAATATGAACCGCCTCGTCTAACCCTCACTGTCTTATCAACTAATGACATAGGATTCAACCTCCTTATTCAGTAGTTGTGGTTGACGTAGTAGTTGTGGTAGTACCAGAACCTTCAGTAATGTTAAACTGAACTGCATCACTCTTCTTATTAAGAATGAACGCATCCTCAAAAGATTCCTCATAGTAAACATACTTACCTTCAGAAAGGGCATTGGGTACATCCAGTCTAGAGAAGGTGTATGATACAGGGGTAATAACTGCAAGAGGATGTACGAGGAACATATTAATCTGTCCAGCACCAGACTCAGGAGCCCAACCTACTGTAAAGTCATAAGCGGTCTTCATAAGTGTTGAAGGTACAGGTACAATAGTAACCTGATCTAAGCGGTTTACTCTACGGTCAATCGCATTAGGTCCACTCGCTACATCAAGGCTACGAGAAATCTTATCAGCATTCTTAATAAGCTGATTTACCTCGTGGGTTACATACAGAATACGGCCATTAGCAGGAACCATTGCATTATCCATCTTCAGCATAAGTGAATCAAATACTGCAAGTACATTCTGGATTGTAAGTACAGTAGTGTCAGGAGTATGGGTTTCCTGCGTTCTGGGATTCTTGGTAGTAAGCCAATCAGTATAAAGAGTAGAAATAAGGTAAGCATCCATCTCAGGGAACTTCTGCTCTTCGTTGAATACCTGTGTAATGTTTGCAATAGTGGTAGTCATGTTGGTCTGGTCAATATCCATAGGATGTACCAGTGTACTCCACTTTCTTTCGTTACGCAGGGTCTTTGTCTCCCAAGCATTGTCGTAATTTCTCTGTGCAAATGCTACAGTATCACGATCTGCGTCAACACGTCCTGTGGTGCTGATAGAGGGAATTTCGATTGTCTTTGCGTTAATCCAACGATATCTGTTATTGTTGGGTGTGCTGTAAAGTGCTCCGAAATTAAGTACATAAGGCCACATCTGAGAAAGAGCTCTACTGTATTCGGTAGCGTAATTGATTGCGCCTTGCGCGGTTGTGCCATTATTAGCGGGTGCTACATAGTCGGCCATAGTTTAATCCTCCTTTAATCTTTTGGTATAGGTCTAATAGGTGTAAAGTGCATAGCGTTTAAAAATCCACCTGTGGGGTCTGATGTATGCGGGTCTTCTGCACCTTGTGTAGAACCTACAAATTGGGGTTTATTTGCTGGGGTATAATCTTCCCAGTCACTTTCCTTTTTCATAAATGCGTCCTGATTTGCTTCGGTATATACCTTAACAAAATCCTCCGCACCCAAGATAGACCCATTGTCCATCTTTAACTGCTTGGCAATCATGGATTGTATAAAATCCCTTTTTGCCGCCTGACTTGAAAACTCTTTAGTACCTGCAAATTCCTTTACGGCAAATTCATAAGCCTGTTCTGCAAGCTGTTTCTTATATGCCTTGGAATCTGTATCATATTTGGATTGTAGTGCCTGTAATTGGGTAGTTAAATCACCCAGTTTACTTGCATCCGCCCCAGCATCTTCAAGTTGCTTTTTAAGTGTTTCCAAATCAGTATCACGAGTTGAAATTGTACCACTTAAGGTTTCAATTTCCTTTGCCTTGGCCTCAAGTTCTGATTCATACTTGTTCTTGGATACATAAGCCCCCTCATTCAAGTCTACCAGTTTTACATTATTCGCCTTTGCCAGTTCCATAAACTGTTCATAGGATAATGTACCACCTTCAGCCAAATCAAAAAGTTCCTTTACATCCTTCATGTTTGCCTCCATTCTTTATATCTGTTTTGTTTAACCGACGATTACAGTTTCGTCTGAATGTGCGTTCTTTATATCTCTTGACGCTGGAGAATTGCTATAATAAACACCTATAAAGAAAGGTGATTATTGCTCTGTGGTATTTTGGTTTTTCTTATACATAGCATTAGAAATACCTAATATAGCTCCCAGACACGCATTAAAGGCTACAATGGTTGCGCTAATCTGTTCACCATAAGGAATATTCCAGATTGTGAAAACAACCCTAATAAAAGTTGCGACCGCCGGAAATACAAAGATACATAACCACTTTAAAATATCATATACCTTATCTTTAAGCATTGTCTTTCCTCCTATCTAATTGATCTACCCTTTTATTCACGGATTTCATCTGTTCCTCCAAGAGTGGGACCCGGGATGCAAAATTATTATGCTTCTTTACTTCCTCAGTAAGAGCTTGAATCTTGGTATCCGTAACGGCCTGCGCAGTAACTAATTGATTTTCAATCCTCTTATTGGCAGAAGCGTTAGTTATAATCACACCCGATAGAGTTAAAATCCCTGTTATCAGAGGCGGTAAAATACTCTCTATCATTCTGGTCACCTCCCTTTTTCTTTATTTTACAACATTTTCGGTAAAATGTACAGTGCTTTATTTGTATTTGCTATATATTTATTTAATTTTCCTATAATTAACCACCGCAGTTCTCTCATTCTTTACTGCTAACCCACAGGCCTTGGAAAATGACCTATATTCTTTTTGAATTATAATCATTTTTGCATGGGCTTTTTCCGCCCCTGCAATATCACCACTGGCCTGTAAAACCATTTGTCGCTGTTTCTGCTCTCGAATTCTTGTTTCAAATTCTCTTTGCATCTGAGTACACTCATACATAGTATAATGGCGTCCCTTTGAATCGGTATATCCTTTCTTATTGGTCGCTATCATTTGCTGTAAGGCTTCTTTTGTATAAGTGGGTTTATTTACTCCAATAATAATTGAATAAACTAAGTGGTAGCAATTATATTGTCCAATATGACGTTCTATTGGATCAAATTTTTCTCCATCGATATCCTGAAAAGCCTTACCACTTTGCAACTTTTCAAATTCTTCATTGGTAAATTGATGCCCCTGAATAGGCTCATGATCTGGAGCGCTATTGGCATGGACTGTAATTTCCTTACCATTTGCTCCAAATTGTTCTCCAGTTATATTCTGAACTTCTTGATTTATTGCCCGAATCCCATCTAATAAATTACGTCTGACTGCGGTATCTAATCGCTGAGAATATCTTCGTCCACTTTCTGGGTGATATTCTACACTTCGAATTCCACTATCAGCTAATTGTTGTAAGGTTCGGCGCATAGCAGTATTATAATCAACTGTTCCAGATTGAGATGCTTGTATCGCCTCATCAATAACCGAATAATATGTTTTACTAAGCGAAGTAGGTATCAATTTCTGAGGATTCTTTAAATCTCGAATCATAAAGGCTCTGGCATTGGATAAATTGATATAGGTATCCGCAGTCTGAATAGCAACAGCCTTTACCACCTTTTGAAGTGGTGTATTTTCCTCAAAAGGAATAAATGTAATCTGGTTATAATCATAAAAAAGCTTGGCATCAAGATAAGATTTCTCTGCTACCTCTTTGATTAACTTCTTAATAGCCGCCTCATTAAGCTTGGTAAGTCGGGCTATTTCCTTATTCATCCTTCGTACATCTGCACCCGATTTTAGCAACCTTTCTAATTTATAGACATCTGAGGGTAAAAGCTGTCCAATCTCTTTTACCCTCTTTGCTATAAGCTGAATCACATAGGATTCAATGGCTTCTTGTCTATTCAGAATAGGCCTTAATAACATTTCTAGGATTGCTTCTGAAAACATTTAAACTCCTTATCCAATAATAGAATCTATTATTGATTATGACTCCTCAGAAGATTCAACTGGCTCTATCTCATAAATGCAACCATTAGTAATGCTCCAATTTCCAACTGTTGTGTTTTGCGCGTTTCTGCACATTATAAACTGGCTAATAGGAGTAGTAAGAACGCACTCAAAATCCATAATTACATGGAATGTACTTACGCCCTCCGATGTCGGGTAATTAGGCGAATTAATATTTGCTTTATACGCCCAACCACTTCTAAATGCTGATTCAAATAGCAGGAAATGAGTTGAGTAGCGCACCGTTGTTTCTGCGGTAAAGTCAAATTCAATTCTGTACCACTTGCCATTCTCGTATGTAATTTCTTCTGATAAATCGCCATAGTTACTGTTGTACGTCATGCTTTCGCCCGATGCCGAGTAGTTTTGGAGCAAATAGTGCGTGGGCGTATCTGATGTGATTTGTACCGTCCCGGTTACCTTGAAGCCCCTATACTCGAGGGTGGCAGAATAAATACCCTGCGTTGATGTATCAACGTCTGAATAATCAAGTATTCTGTCGGCCTCGCAAACGACCTCTGTGCTATCAGCAAGAACTGCTTTACATACGAAATCAGATGCGGTAAGGACGGTGTCAATCGGATAACTCAATTCGACGGTGGTTAAGCTAAGAGTAACAATAGGATTTGCTACAAATTCGCCCAAATCATAATATTGCTTTCTGGTAATAACTTGAACCTTTCCAGCATCAACATAAGACTTAATAGTGTCCATTACATCTTTGAAGATTTCCCATCTTTCCTGCGTACCATTCAGATAATAATGAATGAACAGATCAACACAAACCTTTCTATCATAAGCAAGCTGACAATCTGTAGCTGCTGTAGTAGCATCTATCAAAGCGCCCGAATCCCTGAATATCTTATAAGGACTCTGGGATGGAATAAGAGCATGATTAAGTGTGCCATATCCCATGAAATTCTGCTGTCTTACTAATGCTATAAAGGCATCTTCGTTATTACAATCAGTAGCTGCACCGACGGTAATACCATCAATGATAAAATCAAAATCACCACCCCAACGTCCGATTGTATAAACCCAGTCACCAATCACATTTTCAAGAAGTTCGCGTCTTTCCATTACGTTTGGAGCACCCTGCGCAACATCAAACTCAGCATATTTTTCCATAATGGCCGCTTTAAGCTCGTTCTTTGTTTTAGTGCCTCCGCCTGCGGTATAAGTTGCATACATGGTATCAAGTAAATCACCAGTAAGAGTATTTGAATCCCAAAGTTGTTCATCACCCCAACCATGTAGTGCGATTTCGCCCTTATTGTTATCCACTACCCACTTATCGAAAACGCCTATTGTAGTGCCATTAGGGAAGTTTGCGGTCGTACCTGCTGGGTATAATGAATAAGTTTCATCAGCATCCGATGTAACTGTCTTATTATATGAATCAGCGCAAGAGTTAAGTGTTACAGGATAACCATATCCGTTAACCATACGTACAAACTGCGCTGAATCCGAAACATCATCGTCTTTACCGATTAAGATAAAACCAGTAGTCGGAGTTGTCTTAAACTGCCAAGTACCTGTCTGCGGAACAACTGGTCTGATATAGTTAGCCCAAAACGGATTTGTGGCTTCATTAACTATGAATGTACGAATAAGAGTAGTTCCATCATAACACTTGATATTTCTAACACCCGCCGCCTCAATCGCAAACTTTCTATCATAAGGCAGGTCAGACCACTTACGAATGTTATTCCGATCTTCACTTGTTCGTGTAGGGCAAGCCGGCATTGTGAATGAGACCTCTGCGGTAGTACCATCTTCTTTTTCGCTCACAATGCGTAAGGTTCTGGTGCTATTTAAATCATTTGAACAAATGATATATACCTTATCATCTGACTTACTATACCATACTGATGAAACAAGTAGTGACCCCATAACCCCAGCCCATCCATCAGTCATCTGCAATACATCCTCACTGGGATAGCACGGAGTTCCATAAGTGGTATCAATTAAATTATTACGAACAATATTTGTTGCGCCTTTCCTAATTGAAGTCTGGTAATAACCACCACCATGAAGTATGCAATGCTCCATAGATGAATTGGTATTTACATCCTCCCAGAAAACTGAATATGACCACCCGCCAACTTTAGGACTATAAGGCATGTCAAACGCTTCGAAACGGCAATTGTAAATATGGAGGCCGTCTACAGGAGGATATGTTTGTAAAATATCAACGTGAGCAGAACCTTCAACAGTTACCTTGGGTTCGCAATCCATAAAGTAACAATCATAGAATGAAGTCCAATTACTAGGATTGCAGACATCTCCGCTAATAGTGTAATTGTAATAACTCTGATAGAACGAACAATTTCCAAATAAGCATCTGTATAATTTACTATTGGATATTCCATATTGTGCCATCATGCAATCCTCAAAAATGAATTGTATTGAGGTTTCACTAGGGAAGGAATAATTTCCTCCAACAGTTTTAAATAAGCAGTTCCTGAACACAATAGTTACCCCAGTGCGATAATAAGTAACTGACGGAGTATAACTTCCTGCGTTCATAACCTTAAGTGCAGCATAATCAGTAAAATCAGTATTCTCAAAAACCACTGTCTGATTATCTGACAAGTTACGCATGGCACTACCACTATTAAAATCCATCTGGAGTGTGGTCGGATCATCGGTTCGCCAATATATACCACTGGTATCTGTTGATATATCAAATTTTACAAGCTGATCGTGGCAACCAGTATTATAAGAATCTGGAATAATCAAGCTATCACGTAAAAGGGATGATCCCCCTCCTTCAATAAGTGATACCTGATGCGCTAAATCATCAACTTCAAGTAGTTCAGAAATTCCTCGTTTGGCTCTGATTTCATCAGCAATTCCAACGAGGGTTTCACTGTCTATGGACCATTTCGGCATATCACACCTCCTGATTTTCGGCTTCGGGCAATCCACTCAAAACGAGGGCAGCAATATCAGCTTTGTCCTGCTCTGTTAAAACGTAATCATCGCCCTGCTCTCCTTTTTCTCCATTCATAACATCCATGGTATCAGTATGCTCTTCGTCATTATTATCAATCCATAAAAAGGTTACTCTGTTACCGCCTGTGATAGGCGTAATGGATTGAATCTGGCAAGGAACACCCGCTACCGCTCCGGCTCCAGCCAGTGATGCCTTTACATAAGCAATCGCTGCTCCGTATGTACTAGTATCCATACCTATACCTCCTTATACCCATTTCCAAGTTCCGTCAGATTTCATAAATGCCACTTCCGCTGAAGCAGTCATTACGGAACTACCAAAGGCAATAGTATAATCCTTCGGTAAGCCTTCAATTTCTGCCTGTGAGGTTACTTCTCCCTTAGTATCAGAAAAAAGTTCCGCCTCCACTGTTTTTGTAGTAGGGTCTAACTTCATCGAAACAATTTTTATCATGATTGACCTCCTCGTTTAAATTTATTTCTGAAATCGCCGCCTTCGCTGCTATTTTCATTCAGTATCATATCATTTTCTGCATCTTGCATACTTTCCTTACCAATATCCTGAAGAGCTTCTTCCGCCTGACGCTCAGTCTCTCCATAGTACCACATTCTAACTTCCTTTTTACTGGTAAGTCCATTCTGTAACAACGTAATCTGCTTAGTAAGTTCCGTATCTACATCTACTATAATACTATCATCCCATTCAAAGCTAGTATCATATTCTCCATCGGGTGTAATTTCGTAAAGATCACAATAAGCGTTCATTATATACACAACATCCTTCAGGGTATCTTCTATTGCCTGTTGAATATCTGCGTTTGCTTGGTAACTACGTTGCTTAAGTATCTTTATTTCAGTAGCGGTTTTTGCTTCTATACTGGCATCCGATAATGTTCCTCTACTTAACCCAGTCACATCCTCAATACGCATAAGGATTGTATTTAATCCCTGTATGAATGAAGCATCACGTAATGTAGGAGCGTAAGGCTGGTAAGTATCACTTTCACCAAGGTCAACTTTTCTAAATAACCTTGCTTGCAAATGTGTGGGTACTGTATGATTATTTCCCTTAGAATCTGTCTGGAAATCCAAAGCGTCACGGTCAATATCGATTGCCATTTCACCGGCTTCATATTCCCACAAAAGCCGGCTGTATTGCATATCCGCGTCTTTTATAAGATTAATGGCTCTACTATAACCAGATACACCCAAAGGACTGTTAGTATCTACTGTATTTGCTTCAGGCATTTTAAAGTATGCGAATAAGGGTTTCTGAATGTTCTTAATTGTTACTGTATCTTGTAAATCCTTCCAAGCACTTACACTTGATAACGGCACTTCTTGCCCTAAATCCAGACCTGTTAGATCACCCTGATTGCTGTTATTTGTAGACTTGAATGCTTTATTGATAATGGTTACTACATTATTCTTCCATCTGTGATATTCCAATCTTCTGAACACCACATCTTTTTCTGTTTGAGTCTGGATAAAAGCAGCTTCGGTAATCTGTCCGCTGGCGTCAAAGGCTAAAGGGAAAAATGCATCCGCCTGTATGAAATCAAACTCCATCTGCCAATCAGTATCTTTATCGTCAACCTTATTAGCAACCAAATAAGGCTTGATTACAAGTCCACCCTTAGCGATACCATACTCAATCTGTTTCCGCAGTTGCTTCTTTAGCTTCTCGTACTGTTTATTCAGATACTCAGCTCTGTCTGTCTTAGTAGTAGGAACATCTTCCACAATGATCTTTGGTTCGAAAGAAGGAATAATATTACCAAATTCATCTGGGGCAGGATCAGTATAATTAGGGTTTTCCTTCTCAACTTCTTTAGTGGGAGTAGTAATCTCACTATTAAATTCCAAAAGCGCTGTTCTTGCTTTCTCGCTGGCAATCAATGACGGAAGTCCTAAAGATACAATTCTTACAGGGTCATTAAAATTAGGTTCTTTTAACCAAGGCGCTTCACCCTTATACATATCCGACCACAACTCAATAGCGTGTTCCATTTGAGATGACATAATAGGTGTAACGTGTAACGTTTGTTCAATAGTTCTGCTACCTACCATACGTTTTAATATCTCCTTTAATTTAGTAACTATTGATGACCATAGCGACATATTAACTGTCCCTCCATCTATTTACTCTTATTGCTACGTCTGTATTATCCTTTTTCATAATGTCCTTTATCTATCTATCATGTCCTATTGCCTCCTCTAATCTCTGAACCATCTCTGGGCTATCCCAATACTGAGCCCTACAAGGTTTTTCTCGCTTATTTATTCCACTACCTCCACCTAATAGATAATCTACATGGTCAACCAAGCAAGGCATTATATTAAGTGCCACACAATCCTTATGGAATGTTGATAGATATGTTCGAAAAGCCCAGTCATCATTAACACCTTTCTCCCAATATCGCTTATATACTGGATTGCCTATGATATAATTCACAACCCATTCTGCACATTCTCTTGCCCATTTATTAGGGATTCGGATACAAGGGAAGCTAAACCACATATCTTCTCTTTTGACCGCTCCCTTTTTCGCTTCTATATCTCCATCATATAACAGGGAACTGAAACCACAAACCAAACCATGATCATACCACTCAGTGCGTTCCTTAAAATCCTTACTGATGCAAACATCATCTTGTATATGCCAAGTTCCGTTATCGTCATCTGGCACACTTGCAAATGCTTTCATGCAGGCTCGTAAATTACCCTCGCCTTCACTATCATTATAAACGGATATATCACATTTTTCTATACCTTGTTTTAACATTGAGGGTATTAAATATTCATTTACATACCACAATCTTTTCGGGTAAGTATGGATTAAATATTTAGCCATTTACTTTCTCCTGCTTTTATCTGATTGACTGCCTGCTCTCATATAATTGTAATAATACATGGGCATATCCCAATCTATTATTTTTGGACCTTTTCTAATTGCCTTACATAAGAATTCAAAATCCTCGCCTGTTTGTTGATTATTGAACCTCAAATTCTTTATAAAATCTCTTTTCCAGCATTTATTCCAGACCGCCGGAAAATAGTTACCATTATTGCTTTTAGGGCTTGCATACATCCAATCTTTGAAGATGAACGAATAGCATAACATATCTGGTTCTTTTTCTTGCCTTAATTTCTCATCTATCTGGCCAAAGACATATTCGTGAAGCCACCAATCATCACTATCAAGAAATAAAATATAATCACCTTGACTTATCTCTAAACCAGCATTCCTCGCAAGGCCAGGACAACCGTAATCGGTAATTATGATTTTATCAGTAAATGCCTGAGCTATTACTACTAGATCATTATTGCAATTATCACAGATTACAATTAATTCATAATCGGTAAATACCTGATTCTTTACTGATTCCAAAGCCTTCTTAAATAAATCTTCTGGCGTATTATGAACCGGCACTATTACTGAAAATCTCATCTAAACCCTTTCTTGCTATAATCGACCTTGATTCCTTCTGATTCAAAGAATGGCACGATATCTTTACACCATTTACCTTTAAAGATGTTGCAGGGGTTCCAAGTTCTATATCCCCAATCAATTATATAATCTCCGCTGTTGATGTAATACTCAAATCCACAATTATTCTGGTCAAATTCTACTTGCCAAGGACTGGTATCTTTTTCGATTACTTTTAACAGTTTTTCTCTATCCCATAATCCGCACATTAAACTAACTTCGTAATCACTACCATGACGCCGTTTCTTAAACCCTTCGAGGCCAGTTTCCTCATCATTGGTATCAAATGATAGCTCAAAATTAAAACACGCTATATTTCCAGATAAATGATTTGATGCATATCGGATCCTTTCTACATCGACTGGCTTCCGTATGAAGCAATCATCTATCATTATTAATATCTGGTTGTCATCAATCTGAGATAAAAATTGTCTAAGCCCTTTTGTCCATTGATCTATCGGTCTTTCTACTGCTATGGTCTTGTAATACGGATTGATTATCTTCTCAGTGAAATAAATCACCTCAGGATGATTCGGCCAGTATTTTTCCATGCAATGATGAAAGGCTTCAAATATATCATCATTCTTATCACAACTCAATACTGCAATCTTCATTAGTTACCCTTTCTGCTATAATACTTTTCAAGTGCATATCGAGTAGCATCAATACTATGGTTATTTTCATCTGGATAATCGGATATAAAATTACCGTCCTTATCCTGTTCATATTCATACTGAGTAAATTCCTTATATGTTTCAGGACACTCGTATTTGTCAATGTATATATGATTTAATGATTGTAACCACTTTATTCCATACCTTACACTTTCAGGTCCTTTTTCTGCTGCTCTGATAAACGCTCCGTATGCTTTAAAGTCTGCAATACTTTTAGGTTCTGCACTATCCGCAGTTACCTGCTCCGTATTAGTTACCAGTTTCTTTTCCTTATACAAAATGTCATATACAGTATGATTTCTTGTCTGAGTTGTGCTGAACTCTCTGTATATGTATAAATCTAAATGGTTCTTGTCAAAATGTACTTTGACAAATCTGAAAGGGTCTAGTGCAAATCCCCAGTCAATGCCATTATAAACATTATCAAATGTATCTGTGATCGGTATTATTCTATCACCAAAATCAATAGTACCATGACTATCAAATTCAGCAGCATTAGGAAATACATCTCCACCTGTACCGATTGCCCTTCCCATATATTCATGTTCATAAGCACGAGGGTTTATTTCCTTTAACCTATCCGCCTCTTCAAAGAACTGGATACCCAACCATTCTTTTGGCACATCCAAATATGTATTTCTTACTACTAAGGTATCATCTGCCCTATATAGTTCACAATCCTCAGTATATTCGTTTGCCCAGTTGTTTTTACTTATAGGTGGATTGAATGTTCTAAAATCCCAAAACAATTCACCACCACGCATGGTAGACTGAGTAACTGTACGCAGTTCATTTTCCCCTGCAAACTGATCTAACTCCTCAAACCATGTGATACCTATATATCCAAATGGTAACTTGATTGATTTTACTTTCATAGGGTCATCTAAACCCATAAACATAATGCGCTGGCCAGTAGGTTTGAATATAATTGGTGTGCTATAGGTTTTTGGTATGCTAAACCATTCATCTAATCCTAATTGGTGTATTCCCCATACTACCTGAGGAAATATACTCGTCTGGATTGTATTGGCTACTTTCCTAAAGCAAACTGCGTGGCACTGGGGATTATTGATTATCAATAAAGGAATATCAATACCACCTACAAATGATGATTTTGTACTACCACGTCCGCCAGCAAAAACATAATGAGTATGCTCATGTTTCATTATATCTTTAAACACTGGCTTATACATGGGGATGATACTGCTTTTCATTGGTATGGTTATATTTTGCAACGTATCAATCCCCTTTCTATTTAATAAGATTGCAGGAGTGGGATTCGAACCCACGTCTATAGGTTATGAACCTATCGAGGAACCTCTCCTCTATCCTGCTATGCAGCGTCTTTTTTGTTAGCAATTAAGCTTTTAGGAAAGACTCGTGGCTGTCCGACTAAACCCGCCAGCCTCTACTGGATTTGAACCAGTGAAATGCAGGGATCAAAACCCTGTGCCTTAACCACTTGGCGAAGAGGCTATAACATTAAGTATCCCAATCTAACTTAATTGATATCTGAGTATCTGGAAGACCTTTCATACGATTTTCTATATCAACAGTTCTTTTAGCAATTTCATTCATTGCCTTTAACCTGTCTGCCAGCGATGCATCTAAACCAAACTGATCCTTAACCTCACCCCTTGCTATAGCACTAAATAACTCCATAACTTCCTGAGCATCCATTATCGCTTTCTTATCCTGAAGCCCTGAAAGTCTAGCAATTTCTTGGGCGACCTTGGGATTACTTAGGAGTGCGCTTGAAGTGCTTTCCGAACTCCTCTCGGTATATCCAGCCTTAATAGCTGATTGCTTACCATTACCTGTTTTTACATATTCTCTACAGAATTTCTTTTGTCTTTCATTTAATTTATTATTCTTATTATTCATACTTTATCCCTTTTTAAGCGTTTTTCTTAAACGATTCAACTGTTCCTCAAAAGATTCAAACCTTTTACTTTCGCTTATATGATTTTTCTTATACTCCTTTATTTCAGATAATGTATCTTTTATATTATCGTCTACATCTTTGGCATCATTTCCGTAACGATTAGCTTTATAAACCTTTTCCGATATATTACGAATTTTAGATTCAAAAGTATTATAAGCAATTTGAGTTTCTTTATGAGGGTCTAATTCATCATAACCTAATTCTGCACCCTTTACTCCTCTATATGTACTTTCATATTCTTCTTTATCTACCCAAAATATACCGCCATACTTATTTTTAATCGGTATTTTATCTTGACCCATAAGATCACCCGCGCTTTCTATGATAATCCTCTTTTGTCTTATTCCATTCTTCGTTATCTGTTGGTATTTCCCAGCCGTTTAATTCATACCACATATCTCTTAAATATAACACAATCTGGATATCGCTTGCAGACCTAAATAATTCTACATTCTTAAACTTATTTTTTTCATCATCCCAAATGGCCTGTTTAACTACTAATAACTCCAGAGGTCTATCCGCATCCTTGCTATAATACTGAGTTTTATTTATCAATATTTTTGCATTAAATGTATCGTTAATAGCCCGCTGGAGTTTTTTGATCTGTGGTCCAAATACCTTTGCCATATTTACCTTCTTCTACGCCTTTTTCCACCCCGTCTACTGCGTGTTGCTCTTTTCTTTACTACAATCTTTGCCATTATACAAACCCCCTTCTAAATCTCCCCCTATATAATTAGCATTACCCTCATCTGTTTCTATACTAATTTCATCAGTGGGCAAACTTAAATACCATATAAATCCTGCTATGGTGGCCGTTTCTATTACTACCATTACGATAAACGCAATAAACCAACGTTTGGCTCCCATCTTTATCTCATGCAGCAATTCAGTTGCTAATCTTTCACTATCCATAATAATAAATACCTCACGTATTTATTATATATTATATTTTCAAATAAGTAAATACAATTATTAAATAAATGCCCTATTTTACACGATTTCTTTTATGTTCCTTTTCACAAAAAAGATCGCATACTCTTGTGGGTGATTCTATATGTTCATAGGTGTAATATTTTTTACCACACTTAGGGCATTTATATTTTCGGGCAGTATCAGATTCTCTTGAATATGTATTATAACAATATAACCTTTCCTTACATACTGGGCATGTCATATCTTACCTCCCAACATATCTATTATCATCAATATACAACTGATAAGCATAAAAACATATAAAATCCAAAATAATATATGCTTAACTATTTTTCTGGTGTAATAATCAATCATAATTTCTCCTCTAATATGTGTTCCAATAATATTCTGGAACTATCCCCTAGTAACTTTGAATTACCTATAGCAATCAATAATTCCACTGCATACTGTTCGGCTTCTGCTATTTCATGACTCCAATGATCTTTTTTATTTACCAACACCTCAGTTGCTTCTTTTATCGTTAACATTTTCTTCCTCCTCAATTAATGGACATTCACCATCTTTGCATAAATACTTAATATCTGTAATTTCCTTATTTGTTAAAACGCAATACTGATGACAGCAATCATCATCGTCATACCATAATGGGCACTCATTACAAGTCTTAGGAAATTCTACATCTAGTAAAATCATTTACTTATCCTCACTTTCTTCCTTTATCTGCTTCAATGATTGGCTTCACTCTCTCTAATGCGAATGAAATATCATAGGTTCTTGTTGCTCTCATTTCTTCCAATAATTTATCAATATCAACAATCTTTCCGTGATTTTCGGGAAGTGGTGTGCCGTTATAAATTGCACGGCAAAACTGTTGGAGTATTGTTTTACCATTCCTTTCACCCGAAACAATAAAACTACCACCTTTGAGAAAGTTATATGTTTCTTCAGGTATCTTAATTACTAATTCT